AAAGCCTCCTGCAGCTGCGGCGGGAGATTGTCGATACCCCACTGCCCGGCGGCCTGCTGCGCGGTGCGCCGAAACCAGCGGTTCAGACCCGTCACCACACCCTGATGGTTCTCCCGAAAGAAGGTCTCGCCGAGCGGCACCGATTTGTAGCGCAGGCCGCGGAAGCCGTGATGCTCGCGCCCATCAAAGGCATCGATGTACATACAGCCGTTGCCGAACGCGCCGAGCGAGCGGAAATTCGCATTGTTCTGGCCGCGAAAGTTGGCGAGCGGGTTGCGGCGATACTTGAACAGGAGCCGCGTCAGCTGATCGAAGAACAGCCGCGTCGCTCGGTCCTTCATCACGTATTCGTTGTTCGCCTGCAGGCCGTGCCATTCGCTGTTCGCGGGGGTCAGCAGGGAATCCGCAATCGCGGCAAAGCGATGCAGCGCCAGCATGCCGGAGGCGTCGACCTGCTGATAGGTCTTTTTCTGGCCGGGCCAGTTGTAGCTGCCGTAGTAGAAGGTATTGCGGTGCTCGGGCCAGACGATCTGCGAGGTCTCCTCCCACTGCCCGGCGAACTGGTTGCGCCAGATCGTGTCCTCGGTGAACTCGCACATGATCTCGCCAACGATGGATTGCTCCTCGCTGGAGATATTCCGGAACCTGATGGGAACGGGCGCGTCCATCAGTGCAGCACCAGGCGACGCGCATCTGGATCGCGGCGGTCAAAGGCGGGATCTAGCCGCTGGTCGGCCTTCACCCAGTGGCGCACGGCAACGAACAGGTCGATGCGCTCGGCGTCGGAAAGCTTCAGCCGGTCGGCCAGCTTGCGGAACGTGCCCTCCATCTGCATCTCGGACAGGAAGATCACGGCGTCCTTGTAGCGATAGCCATCCGGGCCGATCAGGTCGGCGACGATACAGCCGCGCTTGTTGATCTTCGGGTTCGAGCAGTAGAACGGCGCGCGGATCGTCCAGTCGCCATAGACCGCGGCGAGCAGGAACGGCAGCGTTTCGTCGTAATTGTCGGCGAGCAGCGACAGCAGCGCGGTCTTCAACTGGGGATTGTCACGCGCGAAACGCAGCGCGCGGCCCTGCCAGCTTTCGCGCAGCTCATGGCCTTCCATCTTCGGGTGGAGGCTTTCAGACTTTTCCGACACCTGTCATCCCACCAAGGCCAAGCATTTGCGCGGCGCCTGACTGCATGACCGACAGGCCCAGCGCCTTCTTTTTCTTCTCCTCGTCGGTCTGGTCCTTCACCTGCTGCGACAGCGCGGTGCCGAGTCCGAGATCGGAAACCGATGAGATCGGGCTCAGCCCGCTAGCCAATGCCATGGGCGGCCATCGAAGCTGCCTGGTGCTCTGCCTTGGCTTGCGCCATCGCGCGGGTCGCGGCGGTCACGGCGTGCTCGGCCGCGCACAGGCGTTCCAGGATCGCATGCGCAGTCTTGTGCTCCGCGGTCATCCGCATGTATTTCGAGCCGTGTCCGCGCTCGACCTTGCCGTCGACACGGGGCACGTCCTTGCCGAGAACCTTGTCCTCAAAGGCGCGCAGGCGCTCATCAGCGGAGGGATCGTCAGCATGAGCCTGCTCGGCAAGGGATTCCATCGCTGCCATGGCCTCATCGATCTTTGCGCTGTCCATTTGTTGCTCCGAAAGGGGCGGGCGACGGAGGCTTGTCAGAAACCGCCGCCCGCAAGTCAGGGAGGAAACGCCCCGAAAGGAGGTTCACGATGCGGAAGGTGTTCGGAGAGGCGTTCAGGAACAACGCACCAGCGGCTATTGCCCGGTGAACAGGTCGAAATCGGTGCCGCCGGCGCGGCCATCGTTCTCGCCGCGGAGGTCGGCCTTCTTGCCCCCGAGTTGCACCTGCTTCGCGTGCCGCTTGGCCATGATGGCGACGCGCAGCGCAGAGAGCAGGTCGTCCTTGATCTTGACGATCTGCCCGTCCTTGCGGTGGTAGAGCCGGCGTTCCTCCAGGAGGTCCGTCAGGGTGTTGGCATACTTCAGCCGGCCACCCTTCTCCCGCTCGTCCATCTCGAGGATGCCAGCCTCGGTCGACACGGACCCGTCCACCCATGTCGCATGACTCGGCAGCATCTTGACGCCGTGCCGCTTGTAGTGGTCCGCCATGGGCTTGCCGTCGTCGCGGCGCACATTGCCGTCTACCGGCCAGGCCACCGGCACCTCGGCCGCCACCCGCTTGATCGCGTCGGCGTGCTGGATCGGGAGCGCATCCCGGACCCGGTATGCGTGGTGCACATGGATCACGTCGGCGTCCTTGTCCCAGAGGATCAGGACGAACCCGAAGGGATGGTCAATGCCGAAGTCGACGGCGCCCAGCTTGAACCAGTGCGGGGGCACCTGGGTGATCGGCTCCTCGAGGATCGAATCTTCGGGCGCGGTGAAGATGCGCCCTGACCCCAGCATTGGCGTGCCCCGCGCGCGGGCCTCCCTCTCATGCGCCGGCCAGGACGCGATCAGGCGGTCCTTCTCCTCCCGCGAGATGTGCTCGGCATCCTCGATCGTCATGGTGGTGACGCCGCGGTACGGGCTCGGCTCGTCAAGGAAGCGGTTCACCACATCGGTCGGCCCCTGCAGCGGGGTGAAGGTCATGAACGCAATGCCGCACGTCGCCGCGGTCCTGGTCAGGCCCTCCGAATAGATGTCCATCGGCGGCTCCTCGTCGAACCAGAGCCAGTCCAGCGTCTCGCCCTGGAACTTCTGCCGCCCCTGCTCGTACGACTTGAACCGCGCCACCGACACGCCGCCGGACACATGCTTGACCTGGATCGTGTCGTAGGCATCCGTGATGCCGCGCGCCAGCGACGGCCGGTCCGTAAACAGGTCTTTCGGGATCATCCCCGATCCGAACGCCGCCTCCACGCCGGGCTCGCCACAGAGCTTCTTCTGCTGCACGTCGCGCACCACCAGCGAGGTCTCGCCGGCGATCCAGCCCCTCGTCGGCTTGGCAAAGCGCCGCCCATTCCACCAGTCCGGATAAAGCCCCGTCATGTGGCAGGCCGCCTCAAATGCCCCCACATGCGTCTTGCCGTTCTGGTTGCCAGCGATCAGTAGCCGCTCGGCCTTCGCCGCCCCTAGGTCCAGGAACTCCTTCTGCTTCCGGTACGGCGCGAAATCGAAAAACTGCTGGTAGGTCCGCCGATAATCCAGCGCCTCCAGCCCGGCAAGGATCTCCTTCAGATCGGCAACGGACGGCTCAGCCATCCTTGACCTCGCTGAACTCCGCATCCACCACCGGCGCCGCCGGCTTGGCCGTCAGCAGCCCCGCCACCGGCACACCCAGCCGGTCCGCCAAAGCCTCGATCCGCTGCAGGATCGCCTTGCTGCTCTCGTCCCGAACCGTCTGATGGATGTTGATGTTCTGCTGCGCCCCGAACCCAACACGGTCCAGAAGCATCCCCGCCGCCTTCAGCGCAATCTTCTCGTCCTCGCTGTTCAGCAGGCTCGCCAGCACATTCGCCGCCAGCAACGAATGCGACCGCATCCGCCGCCCCGCATGCTCGTGCAGCGCAGCAATCACCCGCTCGTCATGCATCAGACGATGCGCCGTCACCCGATGCCCGGAACCCTCCGGGTTGCTGTTCTGGTATCCAGCTAGTTCCACAGCCTTGTGCCGCGGAATGTTCGGCTGATCCAGCAATACCTCCACAAACCGCCTCTGCCGCTCCGGCAAAGCCAGCATCTTCGGCCCATACTCGCCTTCATCGCTCATGTTAACAAAGTTATGAGCAACCACCCCGCCGACAACGCACCAGCACAAAAGGCCGAATTTTCAGGGAAAGCCGCGAAAAATTGGGGGGATGTCGATTTTCCGAGCGGAGAGCCTGTCTGCCCCCACCCCCGGCGGTACCCCGGTATTTTTGCCAGACATATCAATAGGATACGTTTCGCAATCCTTGGCCGTTTCGCCTGCGCCTGGAAGTGCAGACCATCCGGATTGACGCACGACTGACACGCGATGTCTGCAAGCTATTGATATTGCTTGCATGTATGTCCCTTGCTGAGGGAGTTGCGCACTCATGGGCTATGAGTGATCAGCCAGATTATGGAACATTTCGCGTTAGATGTTGTGGCGTAGTGACGAGATCAATCGCTCTGACAATCCCATGCTAGACTTGCGATGAGTCTGGAGGGGCTGGGCTGATGCTTCGGGCGATCGTGATCTTGGTGTTCGGCTTTGGGCTGCTGGTTGGCAGCGTGTTGAGCCGGGATTTTGCGGAATTGATGGGCTTAGCTGGGATCGCTGGCAGCTGCATGGCGCTGGAGTGGCTGATCAGGGAGCGCCGTGACGACTGACAGCGCGTCGCCTGCGTGGGAGCAGGCTAGCTGTGCTACGCCCCCGCTCGCTGGTCGCTCGCTTCGTAGAAAGAACGCGCATGTGTGGGGACGCGCGAGAGACTGCACTGATTTGGGGGCTCTCGTCAAATCGATCTATTTTTCTGAACCATTTCAATGGCGATTGTTTGCACGCGAATAATGATGGTGCGTGGTTGAGCCAAATCACCTGACTTACGTTTGTGAAATGATCGAACGTGATTCAGAAGCTCGACGAGCAGCTATATCCATCCTGAAGCGTGGGCTTATGACTGTGCCCGAGGTCGCTGCACATGCCGGCGTCTCGCGCCAATTGGTTCGCTATTGGTGCAAGCGAGCGAACGTCAATTTTGCCAAGGTGAGGGCTGCCAGGATAGCCAAACTGTGGTCTGGGGCGATTCACTCATGAGCTATTCAGCCCACGAAGCGGTCACGCACCAATCAGTCTATGTCGTTCGCGGCGGCTATAAGCACGTCAAAATCGGCATATCCACGAACGTGCAGCGCCGTCTCGCTGGCATCCAGACAGGCTGTCCATTTCCTGTAAAATTGGTTGGACAATGGCGAACGCCTCACGCCCGCAAAGTTGAGAAGCAAGCGCATGCAGCGCTGGTCAGATACCGATCATCTGGTGAGTGGTTTGGGCTGGCTGAGAGCGTTGCAACAGCGGTCGTCGACACGCTCGTGAAGGCATATCCGCGCTCAAATCATCTCCCAACGATGCGGCCGCTGCCCGCTGTGGTGTTCTGCGGAAACTGCAATCATCACCGAGTCATGCAGGTTGCCTCTCCGATCATCTCGCCCAGACAGACAACCGCATTTCGATGCACAAAGTGCGATCACCGCGATCGCGTTCACATTATCGATTTCTAGGACGAGGCTTGCGCCCTGCTCCATCGCATCCTCGCCGCATGGCTGGCAACCCGCTGCCTCGCCCGCTTGCTCATTGTCTTTGCCCGCCGTTTCGCGCTATTCTTTCCAGCCTTCACCAAACTCTCCTTCTTCACCATTTTCCGAATTTCACGCATCCGCTCGCTGATGCTCAACGACGTGCTGAGCGACGGCGCACACGCTGCATTTTCAGCCCTTTGCCGCATCTGCCGCGACGACCCGCCGACGATCTTGCGCTGTTTCCACCGCCCCTTGACCGCGCTGATTTGCTCGGGGTCGTCCACGATCGCAATTGCCTTGCCGAGCGCGCCGAGGAGCGGGAATGTCGAGATCGGCCCCAGCCGCTTGGATTGCGCCGGACCGAGCAGCTTGGCCGTATAGCCCGCCTGCAGCCCGGAGATGCTGTCGATCAGCTCATAGCTCAGGCCAAGCTCGACCTGGGTTGTGCGCAATGCCTCGACCAGCGCGGCCATGCTGCGGATCGGCGCGGTCATGTGCCATGCACCGGGCAATTGTGGTCGGTCGCGTGCCTGACGCGCTCACCGTGCGCGCCGAGGCGATGCGGGCAGGTGCAGCTATTCATGCCGAAAGGTCCCGGATGCCTCCTGCTCGACCTCCGGCGAGCTTCCAGAGGCTGGCAAAGGGTCGTTGGACAACCGGGCCAGGTGAGCCTCAATCGCATCCAGGCCCTTCTCTGCGTCATCCAGGATGGCATGCTTGGCGTCGAAGATCCGGTCGGTGCGCTTGTCGATCGCGCCTTCCCGCTCGATCATGAAATCGGCCTTCTCCTCGAGCTTGGCCGTCAGCCTGCCGGCAATGCCAGCCACGCGGTTGAGCTTTTCCGTCAATCGATCCACTTCCATTCTCCTTGCGCGCCTATAGGCCCGTAATTGCCCCGTGAGCCAGATCAGCTCCGGGAAGTTGTCGCTCACTTGCTCGCCAGCGCCGTGATTGCTGCCGCAACCGCAATCAGCAGGAGCAGGGATGCAATTGCATCGCTGGTGCTCATTGCGGCACCGTTCCGCCAGCTAGCCTGATCGCGTCTCCGAACGTGAGCGGCTTGTCTGACGATCCGCTTTTCAAATGGATGTTGAGGCCCTGCATGGCAGCTCGGCCCTTGGCAAGCTCTGCAGAGCAGTCGACGTATTCACGCGCTTGCAGCACCTTCGCGAGGTCTCGGATGCGCTGCCTGATCTCCCAGGTTTCGCCGTAGGCCACACGGCGCAGCGTGCCCGGATCAGGCGCCCAGCGATAGTCATATTCCTGTCCGCGCTCGTCCTTG